AAGTCAAGGCACTGGATTTGATGTTGATATAAATATTCCAACACAAGAAGCCACTACTGCAACAGAGGGTTCTTTTGCACAAGGTGGTAGAATAGGATTTAAAAAAGGTGGCATGGACAGAAGAAGTTTTTTAAAACTTATGGGTGGTCTTGCATCAATACCTATTCTTGGTAAATTTATTAAACCTGTAGCTAAAGTTGCAGAGACAGCAGCACCTGTAATAGCAGAAGGAGTTAAACTTGGTTACGATAAATTTTTAATGCTAGTAAATAAAATTAAAAAACTTGGTAGAAAAACTGATGCAGTAACTCAAAAAGAGAGAGAAGTAGGTTATGTTTATAAAGGCAAAGACGGCAATGAGTACGAACTAGTTGAAGATATAACAACAGGTGATGTTAGAGTTACAAAAGATAAACCGGGTGGTATGACCATTGGTGATGAGTCTTTTGATACTATCGAAGATAGATCTACGTTTGTGCTTAGAAGAAACCAAGCAGATGAAACTACAAAAGGTAGAAAACCACCAGACGAATATGATGAAATGAAAGAAATTTCTGGTCCAGATGGAACGTTTGATGATATTGATGAAGTAAGTGATATATCTGTCAAAGAGATTTTAGAAGAACTAGGAGAAACTAAAATTAAAAAAGCAGGTGGTGGTATAGCCCACATGCTAGGAGAATAATGAAAATAAACGAATACTCTAAAGGTATGAGATTTTTAACTTCAGATGAAGGAGACTATTCCCCTAACGCTCCAGATATTTTTGTACAAGAAAAACCAGATTACAGGATGCCTAGTATAGAACAAGGTTTTGCTGACGGTGGTTATGTAGAAACACCAAAGCGTGGCTTGGTCAATGAACCAGGAAGCTATGCTGGTGCAGCAGATGTTAGAGCTTTTTTAAAAAAAGCTAAAAAAGGATCTACAATCGATGTTGCAAAATTTCTTGATGAGTTTGCTGAAACACAAGCTGAAAGAAATCAACTTAATGCCGATATTAAAAGAATATCAAAAGAATTTGAAGATAAAAAATTAAAATTTAAAACTGGTGTCATAGGTAGAAAACTAAGCCTAGAGGGTAAGACAGGTCAAATTATTAAAGCCTTACAAAACCTACCAAAAGGATCAGCTGTAGATTATGCACAATTAGGAAAAGATTTACAATTAGGAGATGACTCAACGTCTCTTATTAAAAAAATAATAAAAAACAGAAAAGAGTTACAAGGTAAAAATTTTAGAGCTGTAACCAAAGAAGAAAAAGTCATAGGGAGAATAAACAACTTTATTGAAAAATATATAACAACTAACTCTGGTGGTGTTCCAACTCAAGGAGAAATAGTAAAAGGAGCAAAAGTAGATCCTACATACTTAAGAAAATATATTGATGAGGGAAAAGTAGCTAATGTGGCTCAAACTTTTTTTGATCAAAATAAATTAGCTGCAGAGTATATTTTAAACACAGAAAAACCTACGTTGGATGGATTTAAAAAAATTATTGGCGATACTGCTGCAGGTGTTTCAGAAAAGCAAGGTAGAAACGTAATCAGATCTGCAGAATCATTGGCAACAAGAGTATATATAAACTCTTTAAATTCTTTGACAAATAAACTGGCTAAAACTGATGAGGGTAGGTCTGTTTATAAAAATTTTTCTGCAAAGGATGTAGAAAATATAAAAAATAAAGTTAGACAAATTCCAGGTTTTACTAGTTATTATGAAAGAGAAATTACAGATTTAGTTTCAGATGCTTATAAAGATCAACCAGAGAAAAAAACAAAAGCATTAAAAAAAATTGCAAAGTTTAAAAAAATAAATGAGATATTAAGTAAAAAATTTAAATTTGGTCAGGTTTTAGATCATCCTCTGTCTTTTGATTTTATTAACAAAGCTTCTCAAGGAGTAGACCTAGAAGAATTAATTAGAGTTAGACCACTACCTGAAAGAGTAAATGCTTTTAAAGTATTTTTAGATGAGAAAGTGCCTATTATTACACAGGGCTTGAAAAAAAATCCAGGAAGCGGACAATTTATTTCTATGAGAGATGATGTGATGTCCATAGCAGATGAATTAAAAATACCTTTTCCTAAAATATCCAACAAAGGTACAATCATAACCCCATCTGCTGCAAAGATAGGAGATAAACCTATTCAAGAGGATGTACGTAGAGGAGGACAAGTACAAAATGCATTTAGAAAATTTGTGCAAAATATTTCTAATGATCCTAGGACCCAAAGGCTAGGTATTAATATAAATAAATTAAAAGATCTTGCAAAAATTCCCAAAGTAAATTTAAAAGCTTACGATAAAGCTGTTACAGATTTTATAAAAAAGAGTGGTAAGTTTGGATTTGCTGTTGCCTCGCCTTACATAGCAGCAACAAGAGGTCCAGAGGTTTTAAGAGATTTAGGAATTGTCGATCAAAAGTTTCAACCAACAGCCTCTATTGGCGAGCCACCTGTTGAAAAAGAACCTGTGAGCTTGGGAGAAAAAGCCTTGTTCGGAGGAGCAGCTATGTTGCCTTTTAAAAAGTCTAGAGATTTTTTATTACGTAAAATATTACCAGTTGCTTTTAGTCCCACAGGTTTAGTAGGGATGGGTTTGGAATCTGGATCATATGATTTAACAAATCCAACGGGTAGAATTACTGCAGGTTCAGAAGCTGCTTTTGCTCCAACACTTGTAAAAGGAACTATAAAAGCGACTCAAGGAATTAAAAATAAAACTGCTAGAAGATTAGCACAACAAGCATTAAATTTTGGATTGCCAGCTAAACTTGCTATGAGAGCAGCCAGAGTTTTAAATCCAATAGGAATAGCTACTCTTGGAGGAGAAGCTTTATATAATTATGGTAAATTTGCTAAAAGTGAGTTAGATAGAATTAAGGCAATGACACCTGAAGAAAGAGAAGCATATAATGTAGAAGAACAAGAACAAATGGGTGTTGCAGCAGCAGGTGGTGGATTATTAAAACAAGCTGGTGATAGATCAGGAAAACCTCCAGAAGCAGGTCCAGAAGAAGGCTTGGCTTCATTAATGAAATATGATAACAAATACTAGGAGTATAAATGGCAGAGATAGATAAAGGACTCCCGAACACAAGAACACAAGTAGAGCTTCCGGGCGCGGAAGAAACTGAAGTTCAAATTTCGGAAGAGCAAAAACAAAAACAACCCGTAGAAGTAATTCCAGATGAAGACGGCGGAGCAACCGTTGACTTTGATCCGTCAGCCGTAAACCAACCTTCATCAGAATCTCACTTTGACAACTTAGCAGATATTTTACCAGATGATGTTTTAGACCCTATTGGTGGCACACTTAAAACAAATTACATGGACTATAAATCGTCTAGAAAAGAATGGGAAAGAACATACACTGAAGGACTTGACTTACTAGGATTTAAATACGAAAACAGAAACGAGCCTTTTCAAGGTTCATCAGGTGCAACACATCCTGTATTAGCAGAAGCTGTTACACAATTTCAAGCAACAGCATTTAAAGAATTATTACCTAGTGATGGTCCAGTTAGAACACAAATTTTAGGTGTTCAATCTCCAGACAAAGAAGCTCAAGCACAAAGAGTAAAAGATTTTATGAATTATCAAATTATGGATCAAATGTCTGAGTATGAATCAGAGTTTGATTCTATGTTATTTCACTTACCTTTATCAGGTTCTACATTTAAAAAAGTTTACTACGATGATCTATTAGGTAGAGCTGTTTCTAAGTTTGTACCTGCAGATGATTTAATTGTACCGTATACAGCAAACAGTTTAGATGATGCAGAAGCAATTATTCATGTTTTAAAAATATCTGAAAACGATTTACGTAAACAACAGGTTGGTGGTTTTTATTCTGACATAGATGTTGGTTTACCAGGAGAAAATGTAAAAAATGAAATTACAAGTAAAGAAAAAGAATTAGAAGGTGTTTCTAAATCAGGTAAGCAACAACCTATATATACATTATTAGAATGTCATATGGATTTAGATTTAGAAGGCTTTGAAGATATTGGTCCAGACGGAGAACCGACTGGTATCAAACTACCTTACATCGTTACAATCGAAGAAGGTAGTACTAAAGTTCTTTCGATAAGAAGGAACTATGCGCCCAATGATCCAAAAAGACAAAGAGTTCATTATTTTGTCCACTTTAAATTTCTGCCAGGACTAGGATTCTATGGATTTGGATTAATACATATGATTGGCGGATTGAGTAGAACAGCAACGTCTGCTCTCCGTCAATTATTAGACGCAGGAACATTATCTAATTTACCAGCAGGTTTTAAACAAAGAGGTGTAAGAGTTAGAGATGAAGCATCACCAATACAACCTGGTGAATTTAAAGATGTAGATGCACCAGGAGGAAATTTAAGAGATGCCTTTTATCCATTACCTTACAAAGAACCATCACAAACATTGTTAGCGTTGATGGGTATTGTAGTACAAGCTGGACAAAGATTTGCAGCAATATCAGAATTACAAACAGGCGAAGGTAATCAACAAGCAGCAGTTGGTACAACTATGGCTCTTCTTGAAAGAGGATCTAAAGTTATGTCAGCGATACATAAAAGATTATACTCTGCAATGAAAAGCGAATTTAAATTACTAGGTAAAATTATCTCAACATATCTTCCCCCAGAATATCCATATGATGTTGTTGGCGGAGCAAGAACAATTAAACAAACTGACTTTGATGACAGAATAGATATTATGCCTATAGCAGATCCAAATATATTTTCTATGTCTCAAAGAATTACTTTGGCACAAACAGAATTACAATTAGCTACATCTAATCCGCAGATACATAACATGTATGCTATTTACAGAAAAATGTATGAAGCACTTGGTGTGAAAGACATTGATAAAGTTTTACCACCACCTGCACCAAAAGCACCAAAAGATCCAAGCTTAGAACACATTGATGCATTAGGTGGAAAACCTTTTCAAGCTTTTCCAAACCAAGATCACAGAGCACACATCACATCACACTTAAATTTTATGTCTACAAACATGGTTAGAAATAATCCAATGATTATGGCATCTATTCAAAAAAATATTTTAGAGCATATTAGTTTGATGTCTCAAGAACAAATTCAATTAGAGTTCAGAGAACAAATTGTAGCTGCACAAGGATTACAACAGCAAGCACCTACAAACCCACAGGCTGCACAACAACTAGAACAGTTAAATATTCAAATGGAAGCAAGAAAAGCAGTATTGATTGCAGAGATGACAGAAGAATTTATGAAGGAAGAGAAGAAAATTACATCACAATTTGATTCTGACCCACTTCTAAAACTAAAATCAAGAGAAGTTGACCTTAGAGCAATGGAAAATGAACGTAAAAAAGAATCAGACCAAGCAAAAGAAGAAATAGACAGAGCAAAACTAGTACAAGCTAAAGATTTGACTGAAGATAAGCTAGAACAAAACGAAGATTTAGCAAATTTACGTGCAGATACATCAATTGAGAAACAATTATTAGCAAATAGCTTTAAAAGTACACAAAAATAAGATAACAATACAACAAGGAGATAAAAATATGATGAATTACAAAAAATCTAAACCAGTTAAGATAGAGGAAGGTAAAGTTATTACTGATCCAAGATCTGAAACTAGTATTAGAGGCAAAAGTGCTTTATCAACGGGTAATAAAAACCCTGTTAAAGGATCTGGAGCTGCTAGAAAACAAAAAGACGTAACTTGGTACTAGTATGGCTTGGTTTAGCTTAGCAAAAATTGCTTTACAAGCGGGAAGTAAAATTTATTCTAACCGCCAGAAGACTAAGATGGCAATGTCTGATGCACAATTAATGCATGCCGAGAAAATGGCTCGGGGT